CTTTATATTCTGGGAAGCGTGCAAAGCAGATAAAAGATGTTATGGTATGTGTTACCTAAAGAACAGAAGATCAGGGTTTTCGTTCATGTCATCTGCAGAAACAGTTAATTTAGCCACTCTTGCGAGTGATAGTAGATATGGTATACTATCTAAAACAGGTGCAGATGCTAAGAAGATGTTTACTGATAAAGTAGTGCCGATAAGCATAAACTATCCTTTCTTTTTCAAACCTGTCCAAGATGGTATGGATAGACCAAAATCAGAGTTGGCGTATAGAGTACCAGCTAGTAAATTTACAAGGAAAAAAATTACAGCTAATGAAAAGCTGGAAGACATACAGGGGTTAGATACAACTATTGATTGGAAAAATACAGGAGATAATAGTTATGATGGTGAGAAATTAGCTTTATTAGTACATGATGAAAGTGGTAAATGGGAAAGACCTGATAATATATTAAACAACTGGAGAGTTACAAAAACATGTTTAAGATTAGGTAGTAGGATCGTTGGTAAGTGTATGATGGGTTCAACATCAAACGCTTTAGATAAAGGAGGTGATAACTTTAAAAAATTATACAATGCAAGCGATGTCACAAAGCGAAATAGAAATGGTCAAACAAAGTCTGGTTTATACTCTCTGTTCATCCCAATGGAATGGAACTACGAAGGATTTATTGACGAGTACGGAATTCCAGTTTTCACTACTCCTGATATCGATGTCCTCGCCCCAGACGGTGAACTAATAGATGTAGGTGTAATAGATAACTGGCAAAACGAAGTAGATGGTTTAAAAGATGATCAAGATGCTTTAAATGAGTTTTACCGTCAGTTTCCAAGAACAACAGAGCACGCTTTTAGAGACGAGACAAAAAATAGTATATTTAACTTAGTGAAAATATACGAGCAGATAGATTACAATGAAGAGATGTCTAGAACCCTAGGAATTACAACAGGTAATTTTCAATGGGTGAATGGTATTAAAGATTCTCAAGTGATATTCTATCCAGATCCAAAAGGTAGATTTAAAGTTAGCTGGGTTCCACCTCAGCAATTACAAAATAGAGTGGTACTTAAAAATGGTATAAAATATCCTGGTAACGAACATATGGGTGCGTTTGGTTGTGACTCGTATGATATATCGGGGACCGTAGATGGAGAAGGTTCTAAAGGTGCTTTGCATGGGCTTACCAGATTTAGCATGGAAGACGCGCCGGCCAATAGTTTCTTTTTAGAATACTTATCAAGACCACCTACGGCAGAGATATTCTTTGAAGACGTTTTAATGGCATTAGTATTTTATGGAATGCCGATACTTGCAGAGAATAATAAACCAAGACTATTATACTATTTAAGAAGAAGAGGATATAGAGGATTTTCTATGAATCGACCAGATAAAGTGTGGAATAAATTATCTGTGGCAGAAAAAGAAGTGGGTGGAATACCCAATTCCTCGGAAGACATAAAACAAGCTCATGCAGCTGCGATCGAAATGTATATACAGGATCATGTTGGTATGAAGCGAGATGGGACATTTGGAGATTTATACTTTAATAACTTGCTAAATGATTGGAGTAGATTCGACATAAATAAAAGAACAAAGTTTGATGCAACAATAAGTTCTGGGTTAGCCATAATGGCTAACAATAGACATCTATATGCTCCAAACGCAAAGGTTGAAAAACCTAAACTAAATATAAATGTTTCTAAGTATAGTAATACTGGAACCAATTCACAAATAATCAAATAATAAATATGGCAGAGTCTGGCATTAAAAGTTATTTTCCGAGTCAAACCGTAAGTGATACTGAAAAGTTGAGCGAAGAATATGGTTTAAAAGTAGGTAAAGCAATAGAGACAGAGTGGTTTAATAATGATAGAAGTCTTAATAGATATAAAAGTAACCACAACAACTTTCACAACTTAAGATTGTATGCTAGAGGCGAGCAATCTATACAAAAATATAAGGATGAATTATCTATAAACGGTGATTTGTCCTATTTAAATTTAGATTGGAAACCAGTTCCAATTATATCTAAATTTGTAGATATTGTAGTAAATGGAATAGCCGAAAGAACGTATGACATAAAAGCTTTCTCCCAAGATTCTTACGGCATGGAAGAAAGGACTAAGTACATGCAATCAGTTATAGATGACATGGAATTTAGAGAGTTTGATCAATTTGCTATGGAAAACTTTGGAGTAGATACCAAGGAAAGCGAGGTAGAAGAGTTACCAGAAACAACAGAGGAATTGCAATTACATATGCAGTTAACCTACAAGCAAGCTGTAGAAATTGCAGAAGAACAAGCTTTGGCCGTTTTAATGGAAGGAAATAATTATGAATTAATCAAAAAGCGTTTTTACTATGATTTGACAGTTCTTGGAATTGGTGCAGTTAAAACCTCATTTAACACATCAGAAGGTGTTGTTATCGACTATGTAGATCCAGCTAATCTTGTTTATTCTTATACGGATTCTCCTTATTTTGAAGATATATATTATGTTGGTGAGGTTAAATCCATTCCAGTTAATGAACTTGTAAAACAATTTCCTCATTTAACAGAAAGTGATCTTGAAGACATCATGAAAAATAAATCTTTTAATAGAAATAATAATAGTACCAGATTTTCTATTGATAAAGAAGATAATAACACTATCCAGGTTTTATATTTTAATTATAAAACCTATATGAATGAAGTTTACAAAGTTAAAGAGACTGGTACTGGTGCTGATAAAATTATACCTAAAGACGATAAATTTAATCCACCTAAAGATAAGGAAGGTGGGTATTCAAAATTATCAAAATCTATAGAGTGTTTATATGATGGAGCTATGATTCTTGGTACTGATAAATTACTTAAATGGGAAATGTCTAAAAATATGATGCGTCCTAAAAGTGACTACACTAAAGTTAAAATGAATTATGCTATTGTTGCGCCTAGAATGTATAATGGTAAAATTGATTCATTAGTAAAACGAATAACCGGTTTTGCTGACATGATACAGTTGACACATTTAAAACTACAACAAGTAATGGCTAGAATGGTTCCGGATGGAGTTTATTTAGACGCAGATGGTTTAGCTGAGGTTGATTTAGGTAATGGAACAAACTATAATCCACAAGAGGCTTTAAATATGTTTTTTCAAACTGGTAGTGTTATAGGTAGATCATTTACCCAAGATGGTGATGTGAATCCAGGTAAAGTTCCAATTCAAGAAATTACATCGGGATCTGGTGGTAATAAAATGCAAGCTCTTATTGGTAATTATAATTATTATTTACAAATGATTAGGGATACAACCGGTCTTAATGAAGCTAGAGACGGTAGTATGCCAGATAAAAACGCTTTAGTAGGAGTTCAAAAACTAGCAGCGGCAAATTCAAATACTGCAACTAGACATATATTACAAGCTGGATTATATTTAACAACTGAGACGTGTGAGTGTTTATCTCTTAGAATATCTGATATTATAGAATACTCTCCAACAAAAGATGCTTTTATTCAAGCTATAGGAGTTCATAATATGGCAACATTAGAAGAAATATCTAAATTACATCTTTATGATTTTGGTATATTTCTCTCGCTTCAACCAGATGAAGAAGAAAAAGCTATTTTAGAAAACAATATTCAAATGGCTTTACAACAACAAAGCATAGAACTTGAAGACGCTATTGATCTTAGAGAAATAAGAAATATAAAGTTAGCTAATCAATTGCTTAAAATAAGAAGAGTTAAAAAGCAAGAAAAAGACAGGCAGTTACAATTAGAAAATATTCAAGCTCAAACTCAATCGAATACTCAGGCCGCTCAAGCAGCCGCTCAAGTTGATATGCAGAAAAACCAAGCATTAAATGCTGGTAAAGTTGAATTAATGCAAATACAATCCCAAGTTGACGCACAAAAAATGCAACAAGAAGTTCAACTTAAAAAAGAACTTATGGCCTTAGAATTTCAATATAACATGCAGCTCAAAGGAGTTGAGGTTGATGGAATGAAAAATAGAGAAAAACAAAAAGAAGATCGTAAAGACGAAAGAACAAAAATACAAGCTACACAACAATCAGAAATGATTGAACAAAGAAATAGTGGAAAACCACCTAAAAACTTTGAGTCCGCAGGTAATGATACATTAGGCGGGGGATTCGATTTAGGAGCGTTTGACCCTAGTTAGAATTATTAATTATTATTATATTATATTATGGAAGAAAAATTAGAAGAAGTAGT